AGCTATTAAAGTGTCAACGCTCTGTCCAGTCGTGGCAAAGGAACCGGCGTCAGCATTTACAACCTTGCCACGCCTTAATGTAACGTCATGTCCCGTGGTAGTAAATGAACCTGAATCGGCATCCACATTCATTGCTTTGGTGAGCGTTAACGCCCGCCCGTTAATCGTAAACGACCCCTCATTGATAATGTCTGAGCGTAAAAGTGCCGCCCCATGCATACTGAGGGTAAAAGTACCGCTCGACAAATCTACATGAAAATCCGAAGTACCTGATGTAGATATCGGCGCACTAGCAATAGGACGTTGCGTAAGCATACAAAGTATCCTTTGTTATGTTACTGCATATATATCATCTTTTTTGGTTACAACCAAACATTCTAATTTACATCCCCCGGATACCGACTCGTCCACATTGTTAAAGAGTATTTTATACCCGATTTAAGCGCATTGACTTTATGCCCGTGCGTAACTTGACCGGGAAACAAAAGGCAATGCCCTATAGGCACATCTTTGTTTGAAAAATTTTGATGAGTAAAAATAAGCTCTGCGCCATCGTAATCATCGTTAAGTTTAACACTGCCCGTGATAAGAGATGCGTCTGTGTGAAAGCCAAGACTTGTTTGTGTATCCATTGCATATCGCATGGTAAAAGCATCTCTCAAACCATAATGTTGCATAGGCGTCCATTTGCTTTCTGCAATCTTGCCTAAACGATTTTGCCATGCTTTTTCCAAGCGGTCCCATAAGCCAAGCTTTTTTACGCGTATCTCTTGTGCAGGAAATTTATCACCATCCATTTGGCCCCATTCGCCCATATTCTCCGAAAGCTGTATAATTTCACCACACTCACTTCTTGTTAAAAAGGGAATTAAAAGAATGTCTTTTGCAACTTCTTCAAAAGAAAGATTGTTTGTAGAGGGTGCAGAAAGTTCAGCTTCTTTGTAACCAAGTAACGTTGCAAGAGAATAAAATCTTTCTTTTGCATCGCTTCCACCATTTCCATGATAGATGCAGGGGCAACACCTTCCGTTACCTATCTGATTGCCGTCGTACACAACATCATCATCGCATTGAAAAATATAGCCTTCATAGTCAAGCTGTGCCGCAGCTATTGACGACCAATCAGTGCTTAAAAATCTTAGATGCATCCAAAGCTGATCATCTGAATCGTCAGGCACATCTTCATTTAAAAATTGTTTCAACATACTGACTGTGCCGATATATAAACCGCTATTAAGATACTTATAAGGGTTTGACGTTATTGGGAATTGTTGAGCAAGAGAAGGTTGAGGCCAGCAATTTTTTTCTGCGGCAAAAATAATATCACAACCAAAATCTTGAAATCTCTCAATGATTGTTGCCATATTATCAACAAACATAACATCATACGCATCGCAGAATAAAACGGTATCTTCATCAGGAAGAGTTTGTAAGTGACCTCGCACAAGGTTTATTTTTTGGCCTCCGCCCTGCGCCTCCATTGTTCCGCCGCGCCATTGAACATTCTCTCCAAGGTTTAAAAACGAAACACCATGTTTCGATGCGGATTGTTCAAGCGCCCACATTTTATTTTCATCTGTGCCGACAGTTAATACATGCACTTTCATAGGACCCACCTCTATTGTGCTTGGTCTAAAATTCCGCGGAATTTGAGACACTTTTTCAGGAACATAAAAATAATTCTTTTTACCTTTTAACTTATGCGGTAACCATTCGTCCACCGGTATTATTTCATCGGAAAATCCATCACACAAATAGGATGCGGTTTCTGGTGTAATTGCATAAGCGTGAGCATTGTACCAATACCCTAGTGTATTCCAACGATACCCTAGCCAAACGCTATCATAAACTCTCAACTTATCTGAAACATCTACGGGATCTATTGTTGTAAAGATTGCGTCCTCTTCTAAAATAATGCCATTTATGTCAGACTCTGCAATCTTTTGCCAAACACGTAAGTGACTTACGGCGCATCCAAACTCGCCAATAAGCAACGATCTTTTGTGTATAGGATCACGCCAAGACAAGTCTGGGCGGCAACCTGATTGTTTAGTTGCGCTCAACCAAGACAAGTTTCGCGCATCAAACGCGTTACCATGCAAACTTATTTGGTATATTATTGCCACCTTGGTCCTTCGAACCAAGCAACTAATGATTTTCTTGTACCGCTAGTCACGGGCTGAACCGCATGTTGAAGATAACTAGGAAATACCAAAACAGTGCCTTTTTCTTTACACCTATCATCCGGACTTTCAGTTTCGCTAAATGAAAACGAGCCACCTTCGTATTCGTTGGGATTTGAGAGTTGGACAGTAACTGATATTTTTCGATCAAAACCATCGTTACGGTTCCAGTCGATATCGTGATGCCATGAATAATGACCACCTTCAGAACCAAGATACTCTGTGTATTGAATATCAGCTTGTTTAAAAATAGATAGATTGAATACGTTTTTATTTGCGGTATCAACAAAATCGAAAAGCATATCTAAAATAGGTTTGTTGTCTGTTAGCCACGCTACACGGCTTTTTCTTATTTTTGAAATTTCCAAAGCACCTTGGGCATTAAAGGTGCTTGCCTCATTAGTTTGTCCCGCGGATTGTATTATTTGATTAATCTGCACATCGTTCAATGCGCCAGACCACATCTGCCAATTTTGTCTGACCACTATCCCACCATTTTCTTTTACTTTATTATCACATTCGGTATCGGCTGTATTGCTGTTAATTCTTCAGGCGTCGTTGCGGCGTCAATAGATGTCAATGCAGGAGCATCGCGCAAAGTTTGCTTATCCGCTATGATTTGAGATGTGTCCGCACCCGTCTCTAAGGCCCTCATGTACTGCACGTCCAAATCTTCTAGAACTTCTTTTCTAGCTTCGCGTATCTTTTCTCGCCAAATATCTTTAGCTTTCGTCATGTTTACTTGGATAACGTTTTCATTAACTTCCCAACCGTCACGAAATGTGCGTTCCGACGGTATACTATAATCGGCATTTAGATAATCAGTAGCACCTATTTTTGTATATGTCGTCATGCTGCATCCACGGCAATGAAACCGATCTCCACGGTATCTGTGTAACTCCCATCATAACTCCCAACCTTACACGCGCTTGAAGTGCGGTCTACGTCTTGATTACCGCCCGTGTACCGATTGGCAAGATAGTTTTGGTATCCACTGCTAGAAACTTGATAACAACACGAACCGCTCGCATAATAAGTCGCACTAATTAAAGAATTAGAAAAGTTGAATTGATACTTTCCCGTACCGTTATCCGTCGCTGAAGAAACATTTAAATTTGCTTGAAGTGAGATCGTTCCCGACCCATTTAAAGTTCCCGAAACGCGAGCGGGAAAATATTGTTTCGAACTTTCATCAAAGATGTCATCTACTTTTAATGTACCCATTAGATCATCTCCCAAGCGTCACGGAATTGCCTATTACTTGGCACTTGTTCCGTTTTAACAATTCTAAACATTGGACGATTATGTTTTTCTGACCAAACGCGACGAGGGCAATCTTTCATAACTAAATACTCCATCGCCTCCTCTTCTGTCAAAGGACCAATACGGGGCGCAGTAAATTGGAGTCGATATTTTTTCGGGTCATGTTGAAACTCTTTGTGGCGATTTTCCTTGAGGGCCTGTTGTTCATCGTCTTGAAGAGCCCAGTATACCGAAATTGGTGGCAAGCCACCAGACATTGCAATATCCAACCATTCTTGGCTTGGAACTAAAATCTTCGTAGGTTCATCAAGATGATCTGGATCGTCAAAAATTACACGATACTTTGTCATTTTTTCACTTTCGATTTTAATTCGTCAATCTGACGTTGCTGCTCTTTAGTCGATTCAATCAACAAAGCTATCATTTGCGGATAGGCCACCGATTTAATCTGCGCAATACTATCATCAGTCGTCACGACTTCTGGCAAAATTTGCTCAACCTCCTGTGCAATTACACCGATATTTTGATTACCATCCTTATCAAACGCAACTCCGCGAAGTGCGCAAACTTTGCGTAAAGCATCCGAAATAGTTTGAACATTTGATTTAAGTCTTTCATCAGAACTAATAGTAAATGTGACGTTGCAAGTCACTCCGCTATTTGCAATTACTAAACGATTACTGCCTCCAGTTTCTAAATTAATTTGATCAGAAGTAAAAGAAATGGCTGTGTTTGTATCCCCAGTATGTTCAATAAGGTCAGTAAGCGAGATAGCACCAACACCCATTTTGTTGGTTCCCGGATTAAAAGTTAATCCCCCATCATCTTGTTGCGGAGTCTGTTGCGAACCTGCACTGCCCGTAGTGTCACTGAACAAAATGTTATAATTATTATTATCGTCAGAGCTTTCGTTTACCAGAACAGATGTGGCAATTGTAGACTGTGGACCGGGAGGACCTGTAGGACCCGTTGGCCCCGTTCCACCGCTAGACCCTGTAGGACCAGTTGGACCCGTTGGACCGGGAGGACCCGTTGGACCAGTCGGGCCTGTTGGACCTGTACCACCGTTACTTCCCGGCTCGCCTTTTTGCCCTTTTTGCCCTTTCTG